ACGCGGGGAAGTTGGTGATGGCGGTGACCATGTCCAGGAATTCGCCGCCGTCGTTGATGACCCCGTTGGCGTCCTCAAACGCCGGGTACGAATCACTGGCGTTGTACCGGTAGGGGTAGAACACGAGCCGGGCGTTCGGGGGTGCGAAGTGGGGGACTTCGACGACGGTGGCGTCCCCGTCCTGCCAGCATTCGGGTTTGAGAATCAACGGTGTGCCGGTGTATGAGGTCATTTCGATGAGGCAGTACGGGTACACGGCGAACTTGTACAGGCGCCAGTACCGGCCCCGGTCCAGTTCGTTACGCCAACCCGCTTTGAGGGCGGTTTTGACGGTGTTGAGCGGGCCGGCCTGCACCTCATCAACGGGTACACCGGCAATGACTTTGCTGGACAGGTTGACGTCGTACCGTGCCATGCGGGGGACGGCCTGGATGCTGAAAATTCCTTGAGTGACCCAGGACTTGTCCTGCATGGCCACCATGAACGCTTTGAAATGGTCGAGGGAGTTGAACAGGTAGATTTCTGCCCCGTTGGGCAGGTTTTCCATTTGCGAGCCCTTGGCACTGAACAGTTTGGGCGCGTCGACCGTGCCCGGATCCTCATCCAACGCCGTGTTGGATGCGACAAGAATGCTGTAGTCGGGCATGCCCAACGATTCGAACCGGGCACTGCCAACGGAGAGGGCGTATTGTTTGCGGATTTCGTACTCATTACCCAGGTCGAAACCTTCCGGGGTGGTCAGATAATCCCTGCCGTAGTTTTGGAAGGATTCTTCGTTGGCGATGCCCAGGTGGCCGCGTTCCACATAGATGTTCCCGAACGACGCCCCGTACACGAAGGATTGGAACACGTCCAGTTGCAGCAACAGTTCGGTCGTGTCGGGGGCGACGTAGTTGACGCCGATGACGAAGTAGTAGTAAGCGCGGCCGGTGTCGCCGCCGGTCAAAGGTTGTGCGGGGTTGTGGGCGCGTAAATAGTTGAACGTGTTGGCCCGTTCGAAGGGGATTTGTAACCGGATGGGTCGGCCCATCGCCGCGTACGTGACGTTGGGGATGTTGAGGATGGGGCCGGAGATGTTGTCAATGTAATTGTCCAGGCCGGCCTGGTTGTCGAACCGGACAACGTCACGGTAGTCGTTGTTCCATGGCACGTTCGCTAACGTGACGGTGGTGTTGGCACCCCACACGGCGTAATTGAAACTGTGGCCAAAGTCCTTTGGTGTGGGTAATTCGTGAAACTGATTCAATGGGTTCCCCTAGGTCGTTATAAACAACAATACCCCAGTCATTGACTGGGGTATTGTCTGGCAGCTTGATCTTTTGTAAGCGTCCAATATCTTTGGCCGGATATGTTCACACTGTACCAGAGAATAAAAATAGGCAGTCGAGCCTCTCGACCCGGTCAAACAAAGAAACCCTCACCGGGTAGGTGAGGGTTTCTTTGCTAAGGGCGCCACATGCCCTGTTTACTTTTTCCGAATATCGGGGGTTCGGAATTAGTTCACAGTAACAGTGTATACCGGATCGCCTTCCGCTGACGGTACAGAAATGGTGAATACCAGACCGGACTTGGTAATTGTGACGTCGCCGGCGTCGGGGCCGAACACTTCGAAATCACTCTTGGTGACGGTGGCTGGGTCAACGACGTTCGCCGTGTACGTGTAGGTGTCGTGGACGAACGTCGGCGACACTGGTACGCCCTGGACGGTGATTCCAGTGACCCGGTTGGTGTTATCATCACCCGGGTTGTCCTGGTTGTCGACGGCCGGCCACGCATCGAGCACGGCAACGCCGGTGACGGTGAGGGTCAGTTCGGCTGTTGCACCGTCCTTCATGAGGTTGTCGGCGTCCAACCAGACCGACGTGGCAACGACCTTGAGCGTTTCGGCGCCCTCGTCGCCGCCGACGGTGAGCACACCGGTCTGGGAGACGTAGGAGCGTGGGGAGGTGTTGCCGTACAGGGTCCAGCGAACGCTGTCGTTGATGCCGTCCGTGGGTGTCGTGACAGCCTCCGATGCGAGGGAGTATTTGGCGCCACGGTCAACACTGGTGACGCCGGTGTTGCCGTCGGCGTCCATGATGGTGATCGCCGCTACGGACGTGACGGGGGTGATGATTTTGACGATTTCGTCTCCGTCGTTGATGGTGAACGCGACGGCCGGAACGAACCGGCTGGCGCTGATGACCTGCCACCGGTGCAGCCAGTAGTTGTTCTGCAAGGATGCGGGGTTCCACTGGGACGCGGTTTCGAACAGCTGGTCACCGACGACAAAGAAGTCCTTGGTGGTGAGGATCGCCTCAACCCCGGTGATGCCGAACTGTTCCTTCGGGATTTCGATGATCCGGCCGGAGAGCGCCATTTTGTCGACGTTGAACGCCCCGGCCAACGCTTCGACGTCGAGGACGGCGTTGAATTCGGGGGTGACGAACAGGATCAGTTCGTCGGACTGCGCGGCGATGGGCATCCGTGCCGCGTTGTACTGCGTCGAAATGAACTTGAGCGTGCCGGCCATGGACCGGATGCGGGTGAGGACGGCCTTGGTATCCTCCGCGAGGGTGGGGCTGTCGGGGTTGGTAATGTCACGGATTTTGACTTTGAAATAGCCGCCGTTCGCCTCGTACTCGGCGAAAAGCTGGCACATGAGCAGGAATTCGTCCCACTGGTCGGACGTGCCGGGGGCGGCCATGATCTGCGCCGCAAAGGACGACAACCCCATGGGCGTGTTGAACGCTGACATGAGCAGGGGCTGGTTGATGGTGACCTTGTACCGGTCACGACGGTTGACCTTGTGGAAGCTGTTTTGCACCTCAATGGGGGCGGTGCCGAACAGTTCCCGCTCGAGCTCGTCACGGTTCGGGTCATAGGTCTTGGCTTTGACCAGACCGACCATGATCTCTTCGATGGTGTCGCCGCCGGTGAGCAGGCCGCGCTTGAACTCCGCGAGCGGGTTGGTCCACGACGTCGACTGGATGATGGTCAGCGCGATTTTGTTGACCAGCGCGTCAATGAATTCGTTCTGCTGCGGCCGGTACGTTTGGATGGCCTTCATGGTGGCCTGCACCCCGGCCTGCGTCGCTTCGGGGATGCGTGCCTGGTACGCGGGGGACGCGTCGTCGCGGATACGGTCAAGCAGGATTTCGTTGCTGGTGGGTTTGAGGGTGCGAACGTCCAGTACGGGCATTATGTTTTCCTATTCAAAAAGGGAATCGACGCCGCGCGGAGCATTGTCATCCCCACCCGGTTTTCCATTGTCGTCTGACGAATCAGATTTTGGTGCTGCCATAAGTAAATCATAATTCACGGCCTTAAGCCGCAAAGCTTCCGCCTGCGCTGCAAGGATTTCTTTTTCCTTCAACTCCAAACGCGTTTCCCGTTCCTGCACGGCCGCGTCACGAACCGACAAATCAGCCTGGTACGTGTTCACCAATTCGTCCGCGAAATTCTCGGGCAAACCCGTTTCGCCCGGGTTGCGGAACTGTTCCATCAATTCATCAAACGTGGCCATCTGCTTTTCCTTAGAGTTGTGGTTATCAGAAAACCCCCGGCGCTGTGGCCGGGGGTTTTCCTTTGTCGGACCTGGGAGTGAATGGTATGTAGCCTGCTACGGCAAACCCTACCGCCGGCCCCATTCAAGGGGAGCGTCCCGGCTGTGGACATAACATCCTGTTCTCTCAGATCACGCTGTGTCCGATTCGCTTTCCGGATGGGTTTGGGGGAGTAGGCCGTTGCGGTGGGCGTATTCTTCGATGGCGGTGCGGACGAGTTCGGTTTTGGTCATTCGTACGGACCAGCGGTGGTCTTCGAGGGCTTGGTCGAGTTCTTTGCTGATGGTGGCGGAAACCTGCACACCTTTTTGTACAGCCATGTGGCACATCCTTAATCATTGCGGCTTGGTAGTTATTTAATAGGTATTCATAGAATACCATATCACGTGCAACAGGTCGATCCTTTATTCTAGTTTTAGGGTGAATCCTACGTCGTCGAGGATGACTCCGCCGGGGACGGTTTTGGGTTGTAGTTTGCCGG